GCGTATACTTTCATGAAAGGCGAAGCCGATGTTATTGCCATGTATCAGAAAATGTACGATTCTGCATTAGCACAACTGAAGCGTTTGGGAGATGGGCTTGACAGGCGTGATTCTTATCGCAATGGTCAACTCACTATTCCAGTTAATTAACGGAGATTTAAAATGGCAATTACACAATGTTTACCAACATCTTTCAAGTTACAAATCCTTGATGGCATCCATAACTTTGGTACGGGCGTTGTTCGTGCCACTACCGCAGCTGACACTTATAAAATTGCCTTGTATACAGCAAGTGCAGACTTAAGTGCTACTACTACTGTTTATACAACTAGCAGCGAAATTGTTGGCACTGGATATACAGCTGGCGGCAACACTTTATCTATTTCAACTGTCCCAAGTTCTGGTGGAACACCTTCAACTACAGCTTATTTATCATTTAGCAACACTACATGGTCTGCCTCAACAATTACTGATGCTGTTGGCGCTTTAATTTATAACTCAACCCAAGGTAATAAAGCGGTAGCAATTTTTAACTTTGGTGGACCTAAATCAACTGTTTCTGGTGACTTCACCATTGTGTTCCCAACCGCTGATGCTTCTAACGCTGTCATTCGGATTGCCTAATAGGAGAGCAATATGGCATTAGTCATTAACGACAGAGTACTGGAAACTAGTACAAGTACTGGTACAGGTGCTTTTACGCTTGCTGGAGCAGTTCAAGACTATCAATCATTTGGTAATGGTATCGGTAATAGCAATACCACTTATTACACTATTGTGCTGCCAAACTCAGGGCAGTGGGAAACAGGTCTTGGAACTTTAAACGCTAGTAGTACAACATTAACTCGTACCACCGTTCTTAGATCTTCTAATAGCAATACAGCAGTTACATTTAGTGCTGGTACAAAATTAGTGTTTTGCGACTACTTAGCATCACAAGCAGTATATTTAAGTCCAACTGGTGTACTGCAGATTGGTACAGCTGGCTCAAGTTTTCCTAATGCATTAGCATTGTTCTATAGCAGTGTTAACTCTTACTCACAGCTAGTAGCGCAAAACAATAATGCTGGTAGCCTTGCATCTACAGACTTTGTAGCAACTGCAGATAACGGTGACGATACTCAAAACTATGTTAACTTAGGTATTAATAGTTCTACATATTCAGAAGCTGGATTTAATATTGTTGGTCCAGATGATGGCTATTTATATACCCAAGGTAGTGCCACTGGTGGTAATTTGGCTATTGGTACTGGATTTGCCGCTAGATTTATTAAGTTTTTCCAAGGCGGAACAGTAGCATCTAACGAAGTAGCTCGTTTTGCTCCAACTACCAATAACTTATTGGTTGGTACTACTACTGATTCAGCCCTGTCTAAAATTAGAGCACTTGGCGTTATTGAGTCTATGTACACTAGTGGTACTACGGGTGGCGGATTTAAGTTTCCAGACGGTACAACACAAACCACTGCATCAGTAGTGCCAAAAGCTATTACTGGTGGTTTAAACATTGGTTTGCAAACATTACCAACTATTACAGTAGTATCAGTTTCAACTACTGCTGGTCAACAATTAGTAACATACACAACTGCTACACCGCATAACTTGCAAGCACAGCAAGTAGTAACTATTGCAAGCGCAACTCCAACTACATATAACGGTTCATTTGCCATTCAATATATTAGTGCAACGCAGTTTGCTGTGACGCTTGCATCGGCTCCTGGTTCTTATGTTAGTGGAGCAACAGCAACATCGTACTTCCCAACCAATAGTCAATCATTTACTTTTTCAGATGCCCTTGCAACAACAGGTAGCATCATCAGTATTGTCCCAAGTGCATCAACCGCAAATAATGCTCTTGGAGGCGATGAGTTGGATATGGACGGCATTAGCGTTGCTGGAAATTGCACAACTGCTGGGACAATAAACGTTTATGTTTATGCAAACGGACCACTAGCTGGAATCCGAAATTTTAATTACACTTTAAGTTAAAGGAAACATCATGGCAATTATTCAAACATCAGCAGCATCATCGGGTTCAGCTATTGTTGACCCAACAATGCAAGCAATTCGTATTTCTGAGCGTCCACCTGAGATTTTAGGTGCATATCAACTAGGCGTTATATCTGGTTTATTAACAGGTGTGGCAGCGGGTGGTGTTGTTTACGGATTCCGTTTTGGTGGAAGCGTTGCAACTAACCTATGTATGATCCGCAAAGTTGAAATTGGTATGTCATCAACTACAGCGTTTGGTACCGCACAAACTTTGCAATACTCAATGCAGATTGCTCGTTCATTTACTGCCCCTTATAGCACTGGTGGTACTGCAGCTGCATTTACACAGACCAATACTGGCAAAATGCGTTCATCCATGCCAACGTCTCAGATTGCACTGACCTCTGGTAATATTTATATGGCTGGTACCACTGCAATTACTGGTGCAACAAACACTCCTGATACACAAGTAATAGCTTATGTAAACGGTACATCTAACGCTACGCTTCCTACAATACCGCTTACTGCAATTTACCAACATCAATCTGGTGACTACCCATTAATTCTTGCGGCTAACGAAGGCTTTATTATCAACAACGTTACAGCAATGGGTGCTTCTGGTGTTGTTAGCTTGTATGTTAGCGTTGAGTGGATGGAATTATCACAAACATCTGGTAACGTAATCGCTTACTAATCGCATGGTGGGGGGTAACACCCCCACTACAATTTAGGTAAACCTATGCTAGGTAAGAATCCGTTAGCGTCAGTTCCGTATGCTTCGATAGGGAATGTCACTGAAAAAGGCTTTGTATTTATTACAGGCGTTCAGGGAGAAGCTATCCTCGGACCTTTGTCGCTTACAGGTCTTCAAGCGGTTGCTCTTTTAAATAGCGTTACGGTTTCATTCCCAGTTACAGTAAACCTTACAGGAGTAACAGCTACTGCATACTTAGGTGACGGCACATCAATCATTATCGTTTATCCAGGTACATGGCAAATCGTAGATACCTCCCAACATCCTTAATAGAGCCAAATTATGTCTACATATTCATCGTTAAAAATTGAACTGATTGGTACTGGTGAGCAGAATAATACGTGGGGAACTACGAATAATACCAATCTTGGAACAGCCATTGAAGAGGCTATTGTTGGTATTGCTAATCCTGTATTTACTGCAGATAGTGATTTAACGTTGACATTAACAGACTCTGCGTCTTCTCAAATAGCTCGCAATCTTGTTTTAAATGTAACCTCTTCTGTATCTCTTACGGCTACTAGAAACTTAATAGTGCCAACATTGTCGGTAAGTGCGCCTTATTCATACCCTTTTGAAAAGCCATATATTGTTCAAAACAATACCACTGGCAGTCAAAGCATTATTGTTAAAACAGCGGCTGGCACAGGTGTAACAATACCTAACGGTAAAAAAGCATATGTATATGCTGACGGTACTAATGTAAAACCAATGGTTGACTTTATGACAACGTTGGATCTTGGTACAGACCTTACAATAGCAAATGGTGGTACTGGGGCTTCAAACGCTGCCGATGCTCGTACAAATTTAGGTCTTCAGTCTGGTGCTATTACAACCGTTGGTTCAATGGCTACCCAAAACTCTAATGCGGTGTCTATTACTGGTGGTTCTATTGGCGGAATTATTCCATTAGAAGTAACTAGCGGTGGTACTGGAGGCGCTACAGCGACAGCAGCAAGAACGAATTTATCGGCAGCTAAGTCTGGAGCCAATACAGACATTACTTCGCTGGGCGCTCTTTCAACACCTCTTTCAGTTGTTCAAGGTGGAACAGGATCAAGCACAGCATCTGGTGCAAGAACAAATCTTAGTGCAGCGCAATCAGGCGCAAACACAGATATTACATCTTTGACTGGTGTAACTTTTAACAATGGTTCATTAGTTAATACAACGGTAACCTCGTTATCTGCTCCTTTGACAACCACTTATGGTGGTTTAGGAAACAATGCTGGCTTGTTAACACCTCGTGTTACTATTGTTGCAAGCGCTACATCCATTACTCCAAACATTGACACTACTGATGTGGTATCACAGGCAAATACTGGAGCAGCTGCAACCTTAACTATTAATGCACCAACAGGAACTCCTGTTAACGGTCAAAAGTTAATCATTCGTATGCAATGTACTAACGCTCAGATTCTTTCCTTCAATGCTATTTACAGAAGCTCAACTGACCTTGGTTTCCCAGCAACCACTAGCGGTGCTTCCAAGTATGATTATTTAGGATTCATATACAACGCCCAAGCAACAAGGTGGGATATGGTTTCCAAAATGTTTGGTTTCTAAGGAACTTAAATGGCAAACCGTTTTTGGGTTGGTGGCGCTGGCACTTGGGACGATAGTTCAACCACACATTGGTCCGCTACATCTGGCGGAGCCGCTGGTGCGTCTGCACCTACACAATCTGATGATGTAACTTTTGACCAAGCTACTACTTATACAGTAACTTGCAACAATGGTTTTTGTAGAAATATTACAGTTTCTGCTGGAACAGTAACATTTAATGTAACATCAAATGGCGGTGCTTATTTCTTTTGTTATGGAAATATTAGCATTAGCGCTGCAACATCTTTTACCGCACTAACCAATGGATATGGAAATATTATTCATACTCCATTAGCAGCAGCAGGATGTACCGTTAGTTTTGGTAGTTCTGGAACCAATACTCAAAAAGCTCAATTCTTGGCAACCCAAAACTATGGTGCTTGGGGAGCAACTTCATATACATTTTGTACCGCTGCTACACAAACATTTGCTGGCGTATTTATGATAGCAACGGGTATACCATTTACTTGTGCAGGATCAACAATTACAGTAGATTGGCCCGATAGAGCTGGTAATACAACAGACGGTTTTTATATTAATGGATTTAGTTCTGCAAGCGTAGCAGCAACTACTGTTAATATGGGTACAGCTATAGCTACTACCTTGCCTCAAGCTGCTGATTTTGGTTTTATAATATCAGGTGCTACTGTTGAACCTGCAATCACTACATTCAATGTAATACAAGTTAGAGCATACTCAGGGACCACTTGGTCCTCTTCGTGGGGGAGTTCCGCCCTTCCTTTGAAATTTGGTAATTTAACTTTTAAAGGCAATCTATCTAGTGGACCATATGCTTATCTTAATGGTGTATATGGTTCAAATGCATTTACAGGAACAGATTACCAACAAATAAGCATAAATGGTGGTTCAACAAAAAATAAAGTATTTTCTGGGGCTTTTACTCTTAACGGGGTAAGCACTTGCATTTTAGATGCCCCTCTTTCTACAACCACTTTTTCTTCTACAACCACTTTAACTACTGGTACTGGCTCAACAAACGGAAGTGTTTTAAATTTATACAATTTTAATTCTGGAAAAAATACCACATTTACTGGCGCTGTAAGTATGACTGGGGGTTCAAGTTTTGGCAGTAGTTTAGTGCTTCAAACTGGCGCAACCATAACTTTATCTTCTACACTATCAAGCACAGCCCCAAATGGATTACAAAATAATATTGAATATGGTAGTGGTTCAACTATAAGTATTGCGGGAAATACAGCTTTAACAAATACAAATGTTAGCGCTACTGGTTTAAATTGGGTTCAAACTGGCGCAACAACATTCATTGCAAACACCAGTCCAACATCATCTAGTTATTTTTTTAGTGTTTACAGTTTTACTAGCGGTACAGGACAAATAGATTTTCAAAGTACAAATGTAACATTAAGCAATTCTAGTGGTTCTAACGCTCTTTCAGCTGGCGGTAAAGTTGTAGTGACTGGATTTTCTACATCAACTGGAGTTACATTTACTGCGGCTGGACCAACTGCTTTTGTTGCTGCAACACTTGCAACTTGGACAGACGTTGCAGTATCAATATCAAATAGTTTTACCGTTACTGGAGCTGGTGGATTTACTTTGGCAGGAGCCACAAAAAATTCTTCTTTTACAGCTGGTGGTGCTTTTGCTGTAACAGGTAATACACAACTATACACAGCCCCAAATTACAATATAACGGTTGATTCTGTTACTGCTGGTGGCGCAGCTTTTGATGTAATTGGCACATCTGGGACTACTGGAATTTTTACTATTAGTGGATCATCAGTTGGAACATCACAATTTAGTAATACATTTGCTGTTACTAATATGGGCTTTAGCGCAAGTTGCACCACATTAACATTTAGTAGTTCATTAACTCTTACTAACCCAAACAGAATAAATGTAAATGGAACTACAACCACAATAAGCAGTAATTTATCAATTTCCAGTACAAACTTGATTGATGGTATATCTGGTGCTTTTGGTAACTTTTACTTTAACGGTGATACACTAACTACATCATCAACTTCTGCTACATGGACATTTACAAACGCACGTATATATTTTCAATTTAGTAATGCTGGAACAATTACTAATCCCGTTACATTAGCTGACAACGGTGGTTTATATTGGGCTGCTAGTAACTTAACACTAAACAGTGCTTTAACCAGTAGCGGTGCGTCTAAGTGGAACATTTTGTTATTAAAAACTTATGGAGCTACATTAACACTTAAAGGTGCTGTTACTCTAGTTAATTGCCAATTGGCAGCTACAAATATTGTTGTTGATGGTGGTGCAACTAAAAACTTTGCATATTCGTTATCTACACCAATATGCAATAACACTACTGTAAACAGTACTGAATATTACGGAAATTCAAGAGCACAAAACTATCCAGAAATTTGCGTTGATTCATTTACTGTTAGTAGTGGTGGGGCAACATTTTCCATTACTGGGGGTGGTAGCGCTATCTATAGAACTCTTATTAGACCTTATAGAGCATCTGCAGCAGATCCAACAACATCATCTTGTGTATTAAGTTTGCCAAGTGCATTTACTTCTTTTACATTACAAGATGTAGATTTTTGGAGGGTAACTAACGTTACTGGTACGATAACTAAACCGTTGACAGGAACTAGGCTTGGTAATGTTGGAACAATTACAACAAACATTACACCTACAACACCAAAATCAGTTTATTGGGTGGGCGGTGCTGGTGCGTGGAGCGATGCTAAATGGGCGCTTACTTCTGGTGGCACGGGTTCTGCAGCAAACTATCCATTACCACAAGACACTGTTACTTTTAATGCAAGCTCAGGCACAGGCGCTATTACATACCCAGCCTCGGTTCGTGTAGGAAATCTTTTTGTGGACGATGTACCAGCTGGCACAACAAGTGTTTATTGCAATTCAACCAACTCCACTACATATCCATCATATTTATGGGTTTCTAAAAGTATTAACGGACCAGCAGGAACTCCAACTGGAACATTTATTTTAGGAAATACATCAAGCTTTACTTACAATTCTTTTGCTGTAGGTTCTGGTACGCAACTTCAAACTACATTAATTGCAGACTCTTCTGCTTCTGACACGCATACTATTAATCCAATCAATATTAATTTTATGTCATATGGAAGCATGCAATTTGCAACGCTTGGCACAACTACTATATCAGGTTCAATTACAGCCCCTTTATATAACATTAGTGATTACTGTACCGATGCTTATACAATCAACATAACAGCTGCACAGATTGGATCAACTTCCTTTAATTATGGCGACTTTAATTATGCTAGTTCTTCTCTTTTTTCTTTGGGAAAAACATTTCTTGGTGGAACTGGAACTATAAATTATGGAGCTTGCTCTATTTATATAGTCAACTTTTATGTAAGCTCTTTAACATCAAATACTGCTTATACGGTAAATGTTTGGGGAAATTTATACGCACTTGGAGCAACGCAAGTAGGAAATGCTAATCTTGTTGGTAACCCAAGCATAACTGCCTCAGGTTGGAATGTGTATGTAGACACTGCTGTATCTTTCTTAAGTTTAAATGTAATAGATTATGGCAGCTCTGGAACAAGTTACATCTATATTAATCCAAGTAGCTCTATTATCATTTCAATGTATGCATTTACTGTTACTTATAATGGTTCTGCTACGGGTATGCTGTTGTATGGATCTGGTCAAACTTTTACAAAATTAGGCGGTGGATCTGTTGGAGTAACAGGGGTTAATGTTACAAGTATAGATGCTTCTCCAGCAAATACATGGTATACAACTGGAACCGTAACATCATCTACTGGTTGGAACTCAGGTTCAGCTCCAAATTCAAAAGGTGGTTTTTTACTATTTCAATGAGGAAAAAATGAAAATATCAATTGCAACAAACGAAGTAAACGGAGTTATTGAGCCAGAGCATCGTATTGAGATTCTTTGCCCACAGTGCGATAGGGACATTAATGAGTCTGAAATGGCTGCTCAAAAGTGTAATGACTGCGGTGCAGACTTATCTACCCCAAAGCAACACATGGAAATTATGGCTACTTCAATACCTTTGACTTCATTTACTCTTAACGGTGGCTAATAAAGTGAGTTATGGCAGATCCGTTTGGTATATCCGAAGGAGTAAAGACTCTTAGTGGAAGCCTTGATGCAAGTCGGGAGGCTAGTAAAGGGCTGTCTAAAAGTATTGAAGGTGTACAACAAGATGCAGTAGATGTAGCCCAAAAGAAAGCTCAAGAAAGACGTAGGGCAGCTAGAGAGGCAGAGTTTAGAAAAGAAAAAGCGTTAGTTAAAGCGCTTGAATCTTGGAAGCATAAGAAGCAAATCTCCGATGAGGAGGCAGATTTAAAGATTAAGTTTGTTAAACAGTACGGTGCAAAAGAGTGGGAAGCAGTATTAAAGATTAAATTGGATATTGAAAATATGGAACGTAAAGCCAATGAAGAGTTTCAACATGATTTGAAGGATGTAAGGCGGGTGCAGTTTTATTGTTTTGTGGCAGCGTTAATTGTGACGCTATGGCTTAAATTTATTTTAGGAGCATTTTAATGTTTGGGATAGATGACATCATTGGCGTGGGAATGAAGATTCTGGATAAGGTTATTCCCGACCCAGCTGCGAAAGCAGAGGCGCAAGCAAAATTAATAGAGCTGCAACAGCAAGGCAGATTAGCAGAGCTACAGGCAGACACAGCAGAAGCTCAAGAGCTGACCAAGCGAGCAGAAGCAGATATGACATCAGATAGTTGGCTATCGAAAAACATTCGTCCCATGACATTGATTGCAATCCTTGCTGGTTATTTTACTTTTGCTATGTTATCAGCTTTTAATATTGAAACCAATAAATCCTATGTAGAACTGCTTGGACAATGGGGTATGCTCATTATGTCGTTTTACTTTGGTGGTCGTACCCTTGAGAAGATTATTGATATGAAGGCTAAGAAATGACGTATGACCAATTAGATGCTTTAGGGATAGATCACAAATGGCTTTCCCCTTTAGAAGAAACTTTTGTCAAGTATGATATTTCTACGCCACAGCGCCAGGCTTGCTTTATAGGTCAATGCGCTCATGAGTCTGGCAACTTTAAGACCCTGCAAGAAAACCTTAACTATAGCGCTGAAGGTCTGATGAAGACTTGGCCCAGTCGCTTCCCAACCAAAGAAGTTGCTGACCAGTACGCTCGCCAACCAGCCAAAATTGCTGGTAAGGTTTACAACGGACGTCTTGGTAATACTTCTGAAGAAGAGGCTGCAAAGTATTTAGGCAGAGGTCTCATCCAATTAACTGGCAAGGAAAACTATGACCACTGCGGATTGGGCATTGATGCTGACCTTCTTACTGACCCTACTCTATTGTTGGATGCGCGATATGCGACATTAAGCGCTGGTTGGTTTTGGAATAAGAAGGGCTTAAATAGCTTGGCAGATGCTTCAGATATTGAGACAATGACTAAACGTATTAATGGTGGCTTAATTGGTTTAGATGACCGTAAAGCTAAGATTGCCAAAGCATTATCTGTATTAGGGTAAACCCGAATGCCATTACAAAAGCTACAATTTAAACCTGGTTTAAATAGAGACCAAACAAACTATGCCAACGAAGGGGGCTGGTTTGCATGCGATAAAATTCGTTTTCTCTCTGGACAGCCTCAAAAAATTGGTGGCTGGCTAAAGTACATTCCTGAACAACTTAGCGGCATCTGTCGCCAGATGTATAACTACATCACAAGTTATTCAGATAACTTAATGTTTTTAGGTACCAGCACAAAAGTGTATATTGAAGCTGGCGGCACTTTACATGATATTACGCCTTATAGAGCTGGTTTTGGACCAACTGCCACAAATAATTGTTTTAAAACTGATGGTGCTGGCACTACTATTGTTACTGTAACAATTTCTGGTCATGGTGGAATTAATGGGGACTCAGTTTATTTTGCTGGTGCAATAGGTTTTGACGGTATTCCAACCGCTGACCTTGGTGGTCTTTTTGTTATTTCTAATGTAACAATTAACACTTTTACCATCACCGTAAATACTCCATGTACTGCTGGCGGGGTTACAGGTGGCGGAACAACTATCCTTGCAGCTTTTGAAATTAATATTGGCAACGATATTTCTATTAGTGGTTATGGTTGGGGTGTTGGTTATTATGGTATTGGAACTTATGGAACATCTAGATTAACTCCATTAATACAACAACAAAGAGACTGGTTCTTTGACAACTTTGACAACGATGTTGTTATGAATATCCGTAATGGCGCTATTTATTATTGGTCATTTGACCCAGTACTTACTAATCATGCAACTTTATTATCAGATGGAACAGAAACTATTATTGCAACTGATGTACCTACAAAAACAGTGCAAGTGCTTGTTTCTCAAGGAAATAAACACGTATTAGCACTTGGTGCGTCGCCTATTGGGTTTCCTGATGAGTATGACCCGTTGTTAATTCGTTGGTGTACTTTAGATGATGTTTATAATTGGACCCCTTCATCTACTAGTTCAGCTGGGTATAAAAGACTTCCAAACGGCTCACAAATTGTTTGTGGTTTAAGAACCCGCCAAGAAACTCTAGTTTGGACAAATTCATCTCTTTATTCTTTACAATATATTGGGGATATAAACCGCGTATTTGATGCGCAAGAGATGGCTGATAACATTTCTATAGCAAGTCCAAGAGCTAAAATTACAGTAAACAACATTACCTATTGGATGGGTGTTGATAAATTCTATGTTTATTCTGGACGGGTAGATACTCTACCTTGTACATTGCGCACCCATATATTCCAAAACCTTAACTTTGACCAATCAGACCAGATTATTTGCGGCACTAATGAAGGCTGGAATGAGATATGGTGGTTCTACCCAAGTAAAAACTCATTAGTTAATGACAGCTATGTAATCTATAACCATAGCGAAAAGATTTGGTATTACGGCACAATTAACCGCACAGCATGGCTAGATAGCCCACTGCGTAAGTATCCTCAAGCCGTAGACCAGAACGGTTATATCTTAAACCATGAAGATGGGGTAGATGACGATGTTTTACCAATGACCTCATACATTACTTCGTCTGACGTAGATATTGGGGACGGTGACCAATTTATGCTGGTTAAACGTATTATTCCTGATGTGCAGTTTAACGGATCTACAATTACCAATCCTATTTTGTATATGACTGTTAAGCCAAGGAACTTTCCAGGTGGCTCTTATACAATCGAGCCAGATGAACCAGTACAGGAAACTGGGACAACTTTAATAGAAACTTACACAGAACAGGTGTTTTTGCGGGCTAGAGCGCGTCAAATGGGTTTTAAATACATTTCTACAGGCTTAGGCGTTCAATGGCAGTTAGGCTACCCAAGGGTTGATGGCAGACCAGACGGAAGAAGATAATGGCTATTTATAATTTTAAGGCTCCTGCCCTTCCAATCCCAACACCAGAATATGACATACATCAGCAAGAATTGTTTTCCAATGCTTTACGTTTGTACTTTAATAGGCTAGACACATATAATATAATTAATTCAGTGCCATCTTCTGGAACTACTGCGTTAAGACCTGCTCTTGAGCTGCGTGTAGGGCAGTTTTATTTTGATACTACCCTTGGTTACCCTATATGGTGGAATGGTACTGTGTGGAAAAATGCTAGTGGAACTACCGTTTAAATGATAAAATTACCCCAAACAACCCCAAGAGGCTTTTATGTTTAGCGTAGACCAAGAATTACCTGCGTCCCAAATTATCTTAAACGATGCCCACGCTAAGGAAGCTGGGGCAGAACAAGTTGTTATTGCTACTAATAAGCTTGTCCAAGAAGGCAAAGCTATTTTGGTACGTCAAAATAACTCTGTGATAGTGCTTGTTTCAATTGGTGATGGCGAAGTAGAAATCCATTTATACACAGTAGACCCACCCCATCGCCTTGCATCAGCAATGAAATACTTCCATGACGAGTTAGTAAAATCAGGGATTCACAAAGTTTATGGCACAGAAATGCCAGATAAGCAGTTAATAAAACTTATGCTAGCAGTGGGTATTCCTGTGGATAAGTCAGACAAACCCGATTACTATTGGATGGCGCCAGTACAATGAGATACAACCTAGACTCCACACTTCCTATTAATGCGTTCTTTCCTCGTGGGGGACGTGGTCCTTTTGCTCGTGGCATGACCCTTGAAGGTGGTGGAGGTGGAGGGGGAGTACTGGGTGGTATAACTAAAACGCTTGGGCAAGCTGTTGGTGGTATAACTAAAGGAGTTCAAGCTGTAGTTCAGCCTGTTTACAATGCCACGCTCAAACAAATTCCTGGTGTTGACCAAGCTCTTGTAGGTTTAGATAAATCTGTAGCTAGTACCATTCCTGGTGGTTGGGGCACAGTTGCTGCCGTAGCGTCATCGTTTATTCCTGGTTCTGCATTTGCTGCTAACGGTTTATTAAGCGGTATAACTAGAACAGGTTTGTCTGTAGGATTAGGCGCATTAAGTGGTTCTGGAGTAATGCACAAAGGCAATCAGTTTAATTTGCAAGGCGCTATTATGGGCGGTGCGTTGGCTTACGGTGCGTCGCAGATTGCAGAAGGTATACAAAATGCAGCTAATCCAGGCGCTGCAAAAGCAGTTGAAGAAGCGGCTAAAGAAGGAGTCGTAGAAGGGGGTAAATCAGCTCTAACTGGTACTGGTTCAGAAGTTGCAAAAGGTGCTAGTACTTTAACTCCAACAGCAAATGCTATGTCTAATATATCAGACGTTCCAAACGTTTCAGAATATTACAAACCGCCAACTCCGTCATACACTCCTTCTCCTGGCGACTTTACAACTCCGTCATCTAGCAGTTTTGGGAACATTAAAGATGTAGCATCTGGGTCTGGTGATTTTGGTCTTCGGTCTATTGCATCTACTCCTAGCGGGCTTGGTGCTTCAGCTGCTCCTGATATGTTAAGCAGAATAGGTTCTGGTGCATCTAATGCAGTTAGTTTAGGCGGCGATACGTTATCTAATATGGGTAGTAGTACTTACAACGCAGCTAAAAACATTATAGGTGCTGGTGCTCCAACAATTGGTGAAACAGCTTCTGCATTTGCTAATCCTATTACTCCTATGGGTATAGGCTCAGGAATTATGGGCGCCTCTGGTTTAATGGCAATGGAAGAGCAAAAGAAACAACTACAAGAACAGTATGCTCAAGGCAATATTGCTCAAGAAGAATACAATAAAGAACTATCTGCTATTGACGAACAAATTAAAACTGCAAGAGAAGCAGTTGCAGCACACCCATTTGATAGCAATCCAGATGTAAGCGGTAGTTTAAGCGGTTCTGGTACAGATAACCCAAAAGCCTACCAAACAGCATATGCACCTACTGAAGGCTCAAGCACTCGTTTGTACGCATACGGTGGTATGGTCAATCAACCAGGTATGGTAAACCCACCAGATGATCAGACAGGTATGCCAAGTCAATCTCCTTTATCTAGTGATTTTGGATTAAGCAACCTTTATGGTTCTATGCAGCCACCTCCAGCAAGCGCTGGTTCTCCTCAATCTTTTTATCCACCCACTAATAATTATGGTGGGGCTATGGGTTTTGCAGGTGGCGGAGAAGTTCCAAGATTTGCATTTGGTGGTTCATATAGCGCTTCTGCTTCAGATTCAGGTTCACTTGGTCCTGTTTCTGGTGGGGGTGGTTTTTTTAGTACCCTTGCACCTTTTGTAGCCAATTATGTAGGCGCAATTGGTGACCCAGTGGGTAGCCGTGCAGAAATGGAAAGCCAAGCAGTTGGCAGACAAGCTGTTAAAGACCAACCATATAATTTTGACTCTAAAGAATCAAAGCCAACTATTTCTATAGGTATTCAAGGTCTAAATCGTGGAAGCCCAACTGACCTTTTATACCCTCAAAAAAGAACAAAATTAAATTATGAGTTGCCTGAGTACGCAGCTGGTGGTATGGCGCCAAGATTTTTATCAGGCGGCGGCGATGGCATGAGCGATTCCATTAAAGCCAATATTGGCGGAACACAAGAAGCTCGTCTTGCTGATGGTGAGTTTGTAATTCCAGCTGATGTAGTTTCTCACCTTGGGAATGGTTCATCTAAAGCTGGTGCAAAACAGTTATATTCAATGATGGATAGGGTGCGTAAAGTACGTACTGGTACTAAAAAACAAGGTAAACAGATTAACCCACGCAAATACATGTCTGCGTAAAGGATAGATTATGCCAACACAAACCTCAGTATCAACGTCGTTAACAGACGTACCAGCAATATTAAGACCTTATATAACAGATAAAGGCGGAATACTTCCTACTGCGCAAGCTTTAACATCTAAAAATTACGCTGACACTTATGGCAATGCTTTAAGAGACGCTAATTTAGCAGGTTCACAACGTGTAGCTAGTCTTTCTCCAATGCAAACTCAAATTGGAAACGAATTATCTGGTATGAAAACACCAACTCAATTTGGTGCTGGTACAAACGCGGTTCAATCTGGTATTGATACTTTGCAAGGTATGACTGATGCGGGCCAAACACAAGCGTTTATGTCTCCTTATATTCAAAACGTACTGGATGTTAATAAGCAAGAAGCTACGCGTGATGCTCAAAGAAATTTATTGTCGCAAAACTTAGCCGCTGGTCGTACAGGCTCTTATGGGGCTTCTGGTAATATCTTGGCGCAAGCTGAAGCGCAACGTAACTATCAAACTCAACTGGGTAAAATTCAAGCCGCAGGTATGCAAAGTGCATTTGAAGATGCTCGTAAAGCTCAAATAGCAAAAGCTGCTGGTCTTAATCAAGCGGGTTCTACTATGGGTCAATTAGGAACTGCACAACAAGCATCTGATATTGACCGTATTAAAACTCAAGGCGCATTCGGTGACTTACAACGTAGCGTTCAGCAAAGTCAATTAGATACTCAATACAATGATTTAATGGCTAAATTAAACTTTCCATTAACACAACTTGAAACTATGAACAACTTGGCTCGTGGTGTTCCGCTGACTCAAACTGGTCAAACAATGACACAAACAACTCCGCCACCAAGTTTTGCTAGTCAATTTGCTGGTATGGGTCTAACAGGTCTGTCTCTTTATAATTTGTTAGGAAACAGACCATGAGCATATTAAACGCTATTAATAGAAATACTCAAAATAAAAAAGATATTAAAGAGTTAGCCAAACTACCTCAAGCATTGATTATGCAAATGGGGCAGCGTAAAGAGCTTACTCCAGAAGAAGTGGCATTGGTTACCAACGCAAAAGCTGAGATGATTGACCAAACAGCTAAACAAGCGGCTTTAGCTCAAGGCGGCGGTCAGATGCCAAGCATTATAGAACAAGATATGGCTAAGGTTGCTCAAGCTGAAAACCCAGCTCCTCCTATGCCACAAGGTATGCCCCCACAACAGTTAGCATCAAATCAAACTGGGCAAGCTCCTATGCCTCAAGGTCCAGCTGATGTTGGTATTGCTACTCAAGCTACTAAACCTATGCAGTTAGCTGGTGGCGGCATTATTGCTTTTGACAACGGTGGCGACGTAGATTCTGATGAAGATTATGAAGAGGCGCGGGATGATGCGCATGAGTTAGCTATGAACCACGCAATTTATAATGCTATTAATGCAGGAAGAAGTGGGCACGGTGCTGTAGGTATTAAGTCAGGTGAAAACAAACACATTAAAGAAGATACTCGTGAACGCGTTGCAGAACATGTTAGTGATGCAGATCAAGCCCGTAAACATAATGTAGGGAATTTACGTCCATCTGGGTTTTCTTATCCTGGTCAAGTTGGTACTAGCAAAGGTGGTTTTGCTATGTTTGACACCCCAGAATCAGGAGTAAAAGCATTGCACCATGATATTGGTATTAAGTTAAATCGTGGTTTAGACACACCTACTAAGTTTATTTCTGTATACGCTCCTGCTGGAGATAAGAATGATGTTGGCGCATACTCTGGCAACGTAGCTAAAATGCTTGGTATTGGACCTAATGACAAGATTCCAAATACACCAGAAGCAAGGCAGATGTTGGCTAACGCAATTATCCGTCAAGAAGGTGCGCACAAAGCCACTGCTGCTTTTGCAGGTGGTGGTGAAATAAAACATTACTATGCTGGTGGGTACGAAGATGAATACAGCCCAGAAGGAACTTTAATTTCTGGTCCTAATACTAGATCTGGGGATGAGTATGTTTTTGATACTGGCTATTTAAATCCAAATTACAAACCTTTTAATGAAAAAGAATGGGAAAAGAAATACGGTAAAAAACCAAAAACCAGCCCAAAAAATACAGAATCTGCTCCTATTGCACCGCCGCCACCTCCTTCAGGTGATAAACCTCAATTTGATAATGTTCCAGGTATAGCTAATAAAGCTAAAGAAGAGCAGTTTAATATGATGGACTATATTAAATCTCGTGAAGCTAAGATGGATAAGGCTGCTGAAAAAGACTATGCAATGGCTGGTTTAGCCGCGGGTCTTGGCATGCTTGGTGGTACTTCACAGTACGCTTTTGAAAATATTGGTAAAGGTGGACAGATGGGCGTTCAGCAGTTGGCTAACTCTCAAAAAATGCGCGCTAGTCAAGAAGCTGCTTTGGGTAAACTGTACGGTTCTGCATCTCAATATGATCTGTTAAATAAAACTCGTCAAGATGCTTTAGCAGAAAAACAAAAAGAGCATAATGAAAAATTAGCTCTAGCCTCAAATGAAAAATTAAATAAAGCTATAGCAGATGCAAAAAAAGCTCCTCAAAATGCTAGTAATTTAAGTATGTTAAATGCTTTAGAAGCTCAGTTTGCTGCTGGTAAACTAGACCCAAGTAAGATAGCTGAATTAAATCGTTTAAGACAAATAAATCAAGATATTGAAAATAGTGTTAGGAAAAATTTTTCTGGTAATACAGACGGATTTAGCGCTCGTAAGATAGGACAATAAATGCCTTTATTTGAGGTAAAAGCACCTGATGGGGGTTTATATGAAGTGCGCACCCCAGAAGGTGGTACTGAAAAAGATGCTATCCGCTACATTCAAGACCAGCTTATGTCCCAGCAACAAAGGGAATTGCCGCTTGAAATGCCCCCTCCTGAGCCTAAAACTGGTTTCAATGCATTTGTTCCCGCTGTTAAACGTGGGGCTTTAGGCATTCAATCTTTATTGGCTGACGTAGCACCAGCAATGGTTGGGCGCGTGGGTGAAAAAGTAGGTATTACTGGGGCTAAAGAATACGCTGACCGCCAAATGGCTGAAGCTGCTCAGGCTCAAGAACACATCCAAAAGATGTATCCATCGGCTGTACCTAGCTTTACTAACATCAAAAATGGTGGCGACTTATTAACTTACGTAGTTGAGTCTGTTGGTGAGTTAGTTCCATCTATGATTCCATCTATTGTTACAGGTGGCGCAGCAGGTATAGCAGGGCGCGGTGCAGTGATAGCCGCAGAACAAGCAGCCAAATCAGCAGCTCAAGCGGCAGCTAAGCGTGAGTTAATGAAAGACTCTGTACAAGCTGCAGTAAAGTCTGGCGCATATGGTGGACAAAAAGAAACTTTAGAAGCTGTTAGAAGTCTTGCTCTAGAAGCTGGAGTCAAAGCGGGGCGTCAAGCTGCTGAAAAAACTGCCCTTAAATATCAAGCCGCTGGAGCTATAGCAGGTTCTGCCGCACAGAACGTACCAGAGGTTTACCAAAACGTAGCCCAAGAAACAGGCAAGGAAGAAGTTGGTACAGCTCTATTGTTTGGTATTCCTAACTCTGTATTAGACGCTATTACTCCGTTAAGCCTATTGCGTAAAGCTGGCGGCAAAGGTATTACTAAAAATGAAATGATTGGCGCGTGGTACAAGCGTGGCGCTAAAGGTCTTGGTACTGGATTTGTATCTGAGGGCGCAACTGAAGCTGCGCAGGAAGCCTCGTCTGCTGCTGCGGAAAAGTTTGTTGACCAGAATAGGCAGTTCTTTACTGCAGAAAACCTTGAGCGTTTTCTTAATGCTGGACTCAAAGGCGGTATTGGTGGTGGTGCAGCCAGCGGTGTTACAAACGTAGCCTTTGGTCAAAAAGAACCTACCAAAGAACCAGAGAATATCTTTACATCAAGCCAAGAAAAACCTTCTACTACCAAGGCAGTAGAGAAAGAGGCTGCATTTGCTTCTGATAAAGACATATTAGACTACTTGAATAAAAAAGATTTAGGCACAGTCGACGTTAATCTACCTGAAGAGATTATCAAGTTAGAAACAGAAAATGCTGAGCGCAAAGCAAAGATTGATAAAGGCGAGGCACATCCAAACAGAGTTAAAAAATACGAAGAGACTAAAGCTCGTATTGAAGCACTCAAGGCACAAGGAGCAGAAAATGTTAATAGACAGCCTGTCCCTCCACCAAGTGGAGTTAGCGCTGGAGTATCTAGCGAACCAGGAGCAGGAGGAGCCCCCGCAGGAGTTGCAGCATCTGAATCCGCTGGAATGGCTAACGTTGCAAGTGCTCCAAGTGTCGCTGCAAGTGGAGAAAAAGAACAGCTCAGTGCATTAGAAGAAAAACCTAAAGAACAACCAATAGCTGATTTTATTTCTTGGTTACAGTCTAAAGGTTATGCTGACAAAAACCCAAATGAGGTTGATTTCAATGCGCTTGAAAAAGAATGGGAAGCCGAGTCAGGTAAAACCGTTGCGCCTGTAGTTGAAGAAGCTGCGCCTGTAGTTGAAGAAGCTGCGCCTGTAGTTGAAGAAGCTGCGCCTGTAGTAGCTGAAGAAGCCGCGCCTATAGTTGAGCCTGTAGCAACTGTTACACCTAAAAAGAAGGGTAAACAAAAACCTGCTACTTTAGTAATACCCCCTGGGAATAGGGAAATAACTACAGAGATAAGTAAGCCCGCACCTTTTCAAGGTGAGACTGTTTCGGGTACTGAAAGAAGGTTTATTGAGCCTAAACAAACTGAGGAAGATTTATATCCTGGGGCTATACAAAGACGGGGAGAACTGCAAGCATTAGAAGTAGCAGCTAAAGAAGCAGAGATTCCTTTAGAAGAAAAGATTAAGCGTAATGAAAGTATTGAGAAAGTTAGAGTAGCTGCAAATGCTACGATTAACAACGACCCTGATGCTAAGAAACTATATAAAGCTTTAAAGGCTGACGAAAAGATTAAACACGATACTCTTGTAGAAAAATATAATAAATTACAAGAAAACAAAGCTCAACCTATGCGCAAGCGTAAGGAAAAGCAGCCCCCAGGTATCGTATACCCTAACGTTACAGCTTATAAAAAACAAGTTGCAGCAGAGAAAAGAGAAGCCAAGGCAGCTGCTAAAGCAAAACCTGAGCCTAAACCGCTATCTTTATTAGAGCAACGTCTTGCTGACTTCAGAGCTACAAAGTCTGAGGGCTCTGCTAATTTAGAAGCAATAGAAGAATTGCGTGGTACTACCACCGTTGGACTTATGTCTAACCTAATGCACGGTGATTTGCGTGGCGCATTAAAAGAAATAGCTGATAACAAGTCTGGTGAATTTACCAAGTTAGATGTGCTTGTAGCTAAGCGTTTGCTTGAGTCAGATACCCTTCCTACTGTACAAGTAGTTCCAAGCGAAGCTATTGATGGTAAACGTGGTCGCTATGATGCAGCCACAGACTCAGCCTATATTAGCGAAGATGCTATGAACTCCCACACTACGCTCCACGAAGCGTTACACGGGTTTACCCTAGCTATTATCAAAGCGCACAAAGATGGTGTTAAGTTTAATCAAGGTGTTGCTAATCTTGAGAAGTTATATAAGCACTTACAAGATAACTACCCAGACTTAAAGGGTAAGTATGGTATGAAAAACCTTGTTGAGTTTGTCTCTGAGGTTATGTCTAACCCTGATTTCCAAGAACAACTAAACGCTATCCCATATGAGCGTGGCAATTTATTAATAAATGCTTTTGTTGATTTTGTTAAGAGTGTATTAAACCTACTCAGAATTAGCCCAGGTAGCGACTTTACGGCCCTAGGTTATGCCTTAATATCTACAGAAAGTATTTTAACTGAAGGGCGTAACTTAGAGGTTACAAACCCACCGCCAGCGCAAGCAAGCCTTGATGCTCAAGCAAACAAAGAGCCAAAACGTGCTGAGTATAACGATATTGATACAGTAGATAAGTTAATTGCAGCCGCACCTAGAATTCAAGAGTCGCCAACTGCTTCTATTAAGAAAGCTCTTGAGCCAGAAAATAGGTATTCTACTTATGAAAGAGCAGTAAAAGCTTTGCAAAATAGCCGTCGTGCCATTTATAACTGGGGCAAACGCTTAGCTAGAGCTGACAAAATTAACTACTATGGTGAAAACCAAAACGATATTCCTGGTGAAATAGCTGCATCTGGTGGTAGAGCAGAACACTTGTTTAACTTCTATGTGTCTAATCCATCTAAAGATTTGTATCGTTCTATAGGTGATTATGCACAAGCAAGAAATTTAAAAGAAGAAGATGCGCTTGCAGAACTACAAGTTATATTTACTGCGTTGCACGAACCTGAGCGTCGTCAAATTAAATATTTATTGAATGTACCGCTTCCTTTAGAAGCTGCTGAGTTACGTCAGAAGATTATGGACTTGGTGCGCTCTAATAGAGTAAATGCTCAACAGTCTTTAATGTTGCGTGATGAGCTTAATAAGATAATAGCTGACCCAAATAACCAATTAAAAGAAGGTCAAATAGGTTACGGAGCTAGAGTTGAAGAAGGGCCATCTAAATGGCCCACAGATATGAATGCGGCTGAATATAACGTAGTTGGTAATGTAAATCCTGCAATATACAAACAGGCTATTAAGACATTGTATGAACCAAACAAAACTTTAATTGCGCCCATTAAAAAAGCAGTTGATGAGTTACAAAACGCTACTATTGAGCTTGATACAAGAGCTAACTATTGGTCACAACCAGTAAACAACATTAAATCTTTTTATGGTTATGGTAACTATATTCCATTTAAAGGTAGACCTGGCGAAAAACAAAGCATAGCAGATGAAGAACTAGATTACGATAGCCCAAGAAATGGTAGGGAGATGCAAGAAGCACCTTATTCTTTTGAGGGTCGTTTAACGCAACCTGAGAATCCTTTACTACAGACATTAGCTGACGGTGTGCGCGCTGCTATGCGGGCTGGACGTGGTGGTACTGAATATGATTTAAACGGTAATCCAGTAATGAAAGATGGAAAGCCAGTACAGTTTGGTATTACGCACTCTATTGTTAATGCTATTAATCAAAAGCTATTAGCTGGTCGCCCTGTAATGACCATTCCTTTTGAAAAACGGAGTGATCCAACTATTATTCAAAAGTTAAAAGAAAAAGGCGAAAACAACTTCTTCCATTACTTACCAGACGGCAGCATTGAAATCTGGGCTATTGACGATCCTGTGTATCGTGAAGCTATTCGGCGTACATATCAGCAAGCTAACCCACTACTAGATACTTTTAGTCGGGTAACTAGCTTTGTTGGTCAAAGTCACACACGTTATAACGTAGCGTTTGCTCCTAAAAACTTTATTGGTGACACATTGGCTAACGCTGGAATTATTGGTGCTGAGATGGGTGTTGGCAAGTTTGGGGCTGTAATTGGGCAAGTAGCTAAGAATGGTTTAGGCAAAGCTTTTACTTTTTCTAAACTGTATTCCAAGAAAAACTTTGCTGAGATAGAAAGACTAGCTAAGACCGACGACTACATTAAAGACATGTACGATTACGTTAGACGTGGCGGAAAAGTTTCTTACATATCAGGTCTTGGGGCGCAAAGTCAATTCCAAAAGATGCAGGAAAATCTTGGTCGTACTAATATAGCTTCTACTAAAGAAGCTCTTGATGACTTCCTTGATACATACTGGGCAGAACCATTTGAATTGGCTAGTCGTGTGGCAGCTTACAGAGTTACAAAAGCTGACTATATTAACAACCAAAAAATGAACCCAACAGATGCAAGTATTAGGGCTACTACCTATGTTAAGAACCTTGCCAACTTTGAACAGACTGGTGATTACGGTAAAGTTTTAGGTTCTTTCTTTATGTTCTTCCGTGCATCAGCAACAGGTGCAGTGCGGGCTATTGACGCTTTAGTTCCTATATTCAGAGACCCTACAGCTGAATGGGCACATATGCCTACGTCAGTTAAAGAAGACATAAGTCCAGCAGGAATAGCAACTAAAGAAGCTTTCTTTGCAAATATGGCTAAGCAACGTCGTACCGCTATGGCTATGCTAGCTGCTATTGCTGGTACAGGATTCTCTGTGTATATGATGGCTCTTGCTATGGCTGATGGTGACGATGAAGGAAGAAATAGGACTGCCATAGATGATATGGATAGGTGGACTAGATTTGCTCGCTTCCCAATTCCAGGCACAGAAAAAATAGTTCAGATTCCTTGGGGCTTTGGACTTGGCGCTTTTGCTGCAGCTGGAGCACAAATTGCTGCGTTACTAGTAGGTAATAGTTCTTATACTCAAGCCTTTAACAATATTAAAGACGTTGGCATGGATTCATTTATACCACTACCAACATCTAAAATTAATATGTTTGAGAATCCAGCAGCATGGGCTATGGACTCAATTACCCCATCTATTGCTAGACCCTTTTTTGAGTACGCAATGAATATGGACGGTTTAGGTCGTGAGATTTATAACAACCGTCAGTCTCGTGTGGGCGATGCTTATACAGGCGGTGATAATATTCCTGATATATACAAAGACGCAGCTAGAATGTTAGCAAATATTACTAATGGTGATATTGATGTAAGTCCAAATACTATGTATTTCTTTGCCAATAACTATGTAGATGGTCTGTCTAGGGTTATCCATAATAGCTACGGTGTCGGTATGACGATTGCTGGGCAAAAAGAATTTAATCCTAAAACTGATACTATGGTTTTTGATAGTTTTTTTGGCGCACCGTCTAACGTAGATGCTAGAGAGTTTTCTAAAGTTGAAAACCAAATCAAAGACAAAGAGCGCAAACTTAATATGTTTAAGAGTGACCCATTACAGTATGCAGATTATGTAATAGAACACCCATTAGATGAAACTTTAGTTGATATTTATAACAAAGCCGTTGGTGGGCAGTTAAACCAGCTGCGGGAACAATCAAATACATTCCGTAAGATGCCAGGACTTACCCCTAAAGAGCGTAAAGAATTCCTTGATCCAATTAAAGCTCAAGAGAACCTTTACAAACGGCATTTAATTAGTGTGTTTGATGCTTACAATATCAAGCCTTAATTAACTCGCCAAATACGCACTCCCATAATGCCGTCTTTCATGGCGGCGTAAGCTTTAACTCGAATGCCAAACTCTTTACCAGCTTCCATCGCTGAATAAATAATTTCCGCAGACCTCATGGTGGGGATAAAAAAACTATCCCCTACATCCATACCCATAAAAGGATATAGCCATGAGGGTTCATCACGCAACGGATTGCTGGATTTCATCTAGGTTTAACTCAGGCACTTCTTTAAAGTAATAGCAGTTGACATTAGCACTTTCGGGTGCTCCTTTCCAGCCAGCCGCTAAACGCTTCTTGTCTTTCTTAATAAACTTACCACTTTTCTTAAGCACAAAGAAAAAGTTTTCCTCACTATACCCATGTTCAGCTAGCCATTTATTCATAGAGGAAGTAGACACATAAGATTCTTTGGTGTCAAAGTCAAACCGTACCGCTAATTTCCTATGCGGAGATGGGGTAGAAATAACCTTATCGTTAAGTACTGATACTGCCGCACCCAAGTGGTCTAAGAAAAACTCACCTAGTACGCTATCAAAGTCAGACTCATTAATAGAATTACCACCATCACGCTTAGCCATCATCAATCCAACCATGACTTTATAAATCCTATCAAGGTCGTACTTAATTATTCCAGCAGATTCAGCAATTTCACCGCCTGTCATTGTTGTGGCTATTAAATCTTCGTAGTAACGATAAGTAACATCATGCCCAAAGTCTTTCTGAAAGCGCTTAATCCAGACTTCCATACGTTTAATTATCTTATGCTCAGTCCATTTAATCATTTCATGGGCATAGAGTGGTCCTGCATGACCATAATTTGTACGGAATGGGTCAATAATTTCTTTGCCTTTCTCAGGAGTGTCTTTAAATAGTTGGGGTTTGTGCATAAACAACTCGACCATACGAGCAGTCTCACCATAAGGAGTGGACTTCTTTTTCTTCACAATACCTAGCAATGAGTGATTTGTAGTAAAGAAACCAATGGTAGAGGCTGTAATTGCCTGTTCTTTCTCTACATGGTTTGGTCCAGATAGCTTTAACTTTGACTCGCCCTGTGCAATACGATGAATAAAGTTAGAGATTACATCTGGAAACTTATTACCAGCCTCGTCAATACCAACTAAGATATTCTTAGACGTTGATAACCTACCTTGCATAGCATTGTCAGTAGATTCAAAGACGCTCAACTTCTTAGGGTTTCCCCAGATGCCCAGCGCACCGTAAAGTGACCCAGACTTACCTGATCCTGACTCACCCTCATAGGATAGTGACACACCATCTGTAGAAGCAAACTGCATCAACGGAGCACCAAAACCTGTCAAAAGCCCAAAGGCATGCATTTCAAGTCCTGGCTGGTCATTAAACTGCTGAGCTGACCATTTCCATTTTTCAAAGCTACCCTTCTTAGCTAAGGCTTTAACGATGTTGGATGCAGTTGGAGATATTGGGGCATCTTTACCATCAGGTCCTGTCTTCTCCGTAATCTCAATATTGCCGATAACAAAAGTTTCATTGTCATCAATCCAACCCATCTGCATACGCATTGTTTCCGCCGAGGCGGTGTTCTGAAAGTAACGACCCCACTTCATAATATATTCCTGTACTTGTTTAGCATACGCTTGGTTAAAAAATACCCCACCACTAACAAGTATGTCTTTAAACTTGTCTTGGGAATAAACCGCCTTCATTGGTAATAAAAACTCACGAGAACCATCGTTAGGTAGGTGTGCCCGCATCATGAAGCACTCTCCATCATTTGGACTGTAAATACGGCGGTACGGGTAAAAGTCATGCTCACATAACAAAATAGCATCTACATCATGGTATTTCTCAGTCTGCTTATTGAACTTAGCAGGAGGTTGAAAATATATACCCCCGTTAATTCCACGGGCAAAAGGTGCTAAGTATTCTGGGAACTCTGGAACTTTCTTGGAATTCGTAACCTTCCGAACTGGTTGCGCTTGATTTGACGCTTCTGTAAGGGGTTTGTCGTCTTGTTCTGGTTCTGGCTCGTCGTCTTCTGTTCTGGCTGTATTAAGGATTCTTGCAAGTTTGATTGGGTTTCCAAGGTGACGATTGGGGCATCCGTCACAGACTCCTGGGTTGCGCGCATCAAAAGTAGCGCAGGTATGCGGACCGCTTTTCTCGACACTTAGTATGTTCTCCAGTTTTTTATCAACAACATCGGCTGAGTATCCAACATAGTCTTTGGATACAAAATGTACTACTTCTTCTTTCTTGTCGCAGTGCGCTGCAATAGTCATAAGGCTATGCCATATGGGTTCTTCTAAATGTTTGGCATTATCTAATGCGTATTTGATTTGCGCACAGCCTGTACCTTCTTCATTGCGCTTTAGTAGTTGGTCAAAACTATTAATATAGTTATCCAGCTTACGCATCTTCTTGGTTTCTTCGTCCAAACCCTTTGGTATAAGATTTAATATATTGTTGACTGGCACTGCTATAGGGCCCAGGAACTCCTTAAAGGCATCAAAGGAATAAGTATGAAACTCTGTGTCAATAAATCCAGCTGGGGATGGGGGGTCTGTCTTATAGTTGAGTGACTCAGGGCAACGCATAACCCGTGCTGACTCAGCCATAACTGCTGGGTCTGCAAGCAAGCGCTCCAAGACATACTCTTTAAACTTTAAAGCATAGGGTATATATTCACCAATAGGTACATCTTCTTCCAGTAACCAGTATGCGTGTATACCCGTACCCGAATCTATACGGATAGGAGGGGGCATCTCGCTTTCAGCTAAGAATTTATCTAATGCTTGGAGGGCAGCTTCCTTAGAAGCATATCCCTTACCTTCTTTAGCTTTATCTTCACTGACGTCAAGGTCAACAAAGAACGAACGGTAAAATAAACAGTCATCCTTTTTACGGCTATATCCCTCGAACGTACCCAACGCAACATATGCGTTCCAACCTTTCTTTTTAATTAACTCAATTTGTTTTATTAAATCATCTAAATTCTCTGCAAACTTATTTGTTACTTTGCCAGCTTCACCTGGTTCTATTCCTGTAGCGCAATAGACACCCTGCTTAGCCAATGCTTTCTCGTAAAATTGTTTTAACATATATGGCGTAGTCTAAAAAGCCGAGAAATCCTCGGCTTGGTTTATGGGTAAGGGCGAACCCCTATTTATTCTTCTTTGAGCATGTCCTCAATATAAGCCTTAGCTTCTTTTAAATTCTTTGCTGGCAACACACCAGACTTTAAGTCTTTATTAATTAAAGATATAAAAGCGTTAACAATTTCCATGCGTTTACTGCGGATAGGTCCGCCACGAAACCAAGTATGTAAAGCCATCCTTGATATACCAAATACTTTGCATACATAACTAGCTGGTAAGTTAGCCTCTACACAAATTCTTGCCAGATTCTGTCCAGTCAAGATTGCATCTGGTTTACTTAAGGTTAATAAAAACCTATTACTATAGCTCCGTGGCATCTCTATTCCTTAAGCCTTCTTAGACCACTTCTTAACGATGTCAGTAACATCGCCTTCGGTCTTAGTTGCTGGTTTGCTTGTGCTTTCACGCTTAGTTGGTTCTGCAACCTCAGGCGCTTCTAGTGCTGGCGCACCGCCATCTTGCTTATACACAGTTAACTTAACCGCACCTTCAGCTGCGGAACTCTTACCTTGTGCCTTAACAACTTCGTAGTCAGATTCAGAAACTGCTGATGCTGGAGAGAATAAAACCTTTGCATACTTGGTCTTAGTATCAAACTGCATCTTAGTTACAACACGACCAGCGCTTACGTTGTTTTGTGCAAGCATGTTGATGTAAGCCTTGAAAGGCCAACGACCATTATCTTCTTTACCGAAGGCAGACGTAGCTGGAATAACCAACTGCATGATGTCACCCTTAGGGTCATTAGGAAGAACAACTGCAGTCCTCCAAGATAAACGACACGCAGTACCTTGACCGCCTGTGCCTGATCCTTTGGCACTATTGTGGCAAGTCTCACAAGTAGATGCTGGTGGGTTAGGTACATCTGCGTCAGGCTTCTTAGAGTCTGATGACCAGCAAGCTGGGGCTACCTTCTCGCCTTCTTTGTATGCCTCTGCATAGAACGCACGGCTTGGGTCATGTGCCATCTTCACAAAGATAACATTCATATGACGGTCTTCAATAGCACCAACTTCTTTGCCGTTAGCCATTTTGCGGAACACACCGCCAGCGATTGAGATACGCTTGTTACCACTGCTAGTGGCTACACTACCGCCAGCAACAGCTAATGTATCTTCGTCTAAGCCCATTAATGATGGGTTGGATTGTAGTATTACTGATAATTCATTACTCATTTTTAACTCCACTATAAAATATTAATTAAGAAACACTAGTTGGTTTACGAACTGTTACACCATATTCACGCATGACGTTAACACCTGGGGGTAAACCTTCGGCTTCTCTCTCAGCGATGAATTCTTTAAAATTCCCTTGGTGGATGCGACGCTCTAAAAGTTCTAATGCTTGATGTTCAAGCACATAGTCCCTAAAGTTATCCCAATCCGAACAAAAGAATCTTTCATTTAATTTGCGAATCACAGTACCTTTGTCTGTCTTGATACTTGTCGCATTTGCTTCATTACAGATTGCTAACAAAGCTTGTTCTAGCGTTGTCATTTCTTCTTTAATCTTTGCATCTTCTGCTTCCCACTCGTTACGCATACGATCACGTTCATTTCGTAAGGTAATAAATGTTTCTACTAACTGATCGGTATTCATTCGTTTTCTCCTAAACCGAGTTCTAACTTGTACAAGTCCACTAACTTCTCGTGGGCATCTACTTTACTTTGAAGGACATCGTACATCCTTCTTTCTACTGGCGAGCCTTGCAAATGCACTACTGTCATCTTGTTCTTCTGTCCATACCTGTCAATACGAGCAATACATTGTAAATACGTCTCGACACTTGTTACAGGAGACCAAAACACTACAGTATTTGCCGCAGTCAAAGTAACACCATGACTTGCAGCTTGCGGTTGAATCACAAGAACACGAGGCTCAGTCGTCTCTTGAAACCGCCTAATGACATTGCTTCTTTCTAATGCTGAAACACTGCCATCAATTACTTCATTAGTAATACCTTCTGCTGTTAAGAACTTACGCACCAACTGAATCGTATGTGTAAAAGGTACAAACACAACTAGCTTATGCTCTGTTTCTTCAATCACTTCTAGCAGAGCATTTTTGCGAGGAGCAACATCAAATTCTACTACTTCTCTTTCATCGGTATAAACTGCACCGCCCGATAACTGTAGTAATTTATTAAGGTTTGTCGCCGCATTAACTGTTGTTACTTGTTCACCCGCCGCTTGGATAAGCATATCTTTCTTGAGAGCGTTGTAATACTTGGTAGCCTGTGGTGACAAAGGTACTTCCCTTGTTTGATACATCACAGGAGGCAAGTCTAGGCACTCACTCTTCGTATAGCGTATAGCTGGTTGCAAAGCGCTAAACACTTTATCTTTTGAATCAGACTTTGGAACCCACTTAAACCGATTGATTTGGTGCATAACTTTATCCCGCCACACAGTCATAGTGCGTGGAACATTTTGTGGCGATACAAGTTTGGCTAATCCAAACGCATCTATTGGTGATTGTGAGGCTGGTGTCCCTGTTAGCATCCACAACCGTGTGGTTGGTTTCATCAATTTAGCTAGTGCTTTCCATCTTTTAGTCGTAACGTTTTTATAAGCGTTTGCTTCATCAATTACTATTAGGTCAAACCCTGCCATATTTAAATCATTAAAAACTATTCCAATACCGTCATAGTTAATGATAATAAATTCGTAGTCTCCGTTAATAATCTTTTTACGCTTGGTCGCATCTCCGTAAGCTACAGCTACTCGTCTGTGCATAGCGGTTTTAAATATGTCTGCTTGCCATGCTGAATACATAATTGATAGAGGGCAGATTACCAATACTTTCTTTATTACTTTCTGTGTCATCAGATAGTCTGCCGCCCATATAACAGAAGAGGTCTTGCCTGTACCCGCTTCGTTAAAACAAAACGCTCTCATGTTTACTGAAAGAAACTCAGCAGTTGTACGTTGGTGGTCAAACGGCTGGTATAACCCAGGCCAATCATATTTTTTTGTTATAGGTGAAGGTAAACGTTTATTAAATTTAATAAGGCGGTTTAGAAGTGTTATTTCTTCTATGCCCCAGTAAACCAACACCTCTGAAATGTTCCCTTTGGTTTTGACAAGCTCGCTTTTCTCTATGTTGTTTAGCACCGTTGGGACTAACTCCGTTGGTAAGCTAAAGCGTACTGCTGTGTCATCTACTATCTGCATTACATTCCTTAACTAGGTTTAACTGTGACCCCTTACGGGGGTTAGTCGGTTAGCCTTTTACTGCCCAACAGGGATGAAAAGCAGTAAATCTAACTGACATGGTTTACTCGTGAAGGAGCTTTTTAATACCCACTCATGTCTAACGGTATTCTGATACTTTACACTAACACTTTACAAAAGGTAATGCGGGTTTGTACTACTTTTTACGTTCTTTTTTACTTGTTTCAGATACCAAATTACCTTGAGAATCACGGCGGAAAGAGCGGTTTTTAGCGGCGGTAGTGATATAAGTACCATCTTTATTAGAGCCTCCCTTATCCAGCGCCTTGCGGTGGGCTACATCCTTGCCCTCCCGTGCATCAGCCTTGCCATCTTTGTCCCTATCAGGGAGCTTCTTATCCAGCGCTCTCCGTGCCTTTTGACGCTCCATACGACGGGGATGCTCTCCACGGGCTTTTTCTTGCTGGTACTCTTTTGCATACGGTCTTGGTTTATTAACGTAGGGCATGATTAATCCTTTTTCTTTTTCGCCACAGGCTTTTTGGTTGCTGGCTTTTTTCTTTCAGCAATTTGATCGGCAGTGGCATATTCATTAATTGCTTGCTTAAGCATAGAGATAAGCCCCCATTGCACAAGGGTTTCAAGTCCTTGCTTGTCGAATCTAACGATAGCGTCAGCTGAACCATCCTTGTTCTCCTTAATAATTTTCACTGTAATATCCATTATCTTTCCTTGTGATGTTCGCAAGACTTAACTGGACACCACCCACATAAAGGGGTAGGGTTTGCTTGCCATGTATTATTTTCGTACGAATGGGTCAAACGAGCAAGGTCTGGTAAAAACGCATCCCAAAGCTCATTTTTCATATCCCTAACGTATTCTTCTGTAATAAAAGAGTTATGCATTACAAACATCAAACCTGCTTTAATATTACGCACTTCTGGAAAGTGTTCAAAAACCATCAAAGCCATCAGTTTTAATTGTTTTACATCAGGGTACTTATTGCTACCTGTTTTGTAATCCACAATGAAGGCGTCTTCACCATCAACTACTAGAAAGTCAACTATACCCCTAGCCCAGCAGTCTTCCGCGCTCCATTTACAGGCTTTCTTCTCGTAATTAAGTGCCATACGAAGCTCAGGATGAAACTCACCTGGTATATCTTTTAAAGTGTCCATCAGCTTTTCAAATCTCTTATAGTTCTCGGCAAGAGGTTCGCCATCCTTTATGTAGTTCTCCAGAGCTTTATGTACTTGGTTTCCATAAAGAATCTGCTGAGTCATAGACTTCTGATAGTTCTTTAAAACTTTGACTTCTTGGTATTGCTTTGGACAATTAATGTAATCCTTAAGAGCTGAGTATGACCATGTAAACATAACTATTCCTTAACTGAGTTTTACTTTATATATTTTGGCATACAAGTTACGTCTACGGGAGCTTCAGATAAGAAACCATTAACCTTACGTCTTGTTGTAATAACTACGGGTCTCGTACCAGCAGATTCACAATCCATGATGGCGTTAATCATCTCATTGCGTGTCATGATGTAAGCGTTTTTATCTACAAGCACCTCTGTATTTGGTAGCTTTGAAACAGGGTCGTTGTTAAATAATGCGCAACCACCCAACATACTTATTGCCGATATTAGTATTACTTTTTTCATTTTAATAATCCCTTGTTGTCAAAAAAACTTACTGGAAAGGAACGTAAGTTCCCTCTTGGTAGCACTACAAAAACTCTTGATTCATCTGATGCCCAACAACCTACTTCTGCTTTGCCATCGGGGTAGTAAGCATAGGCAATCCCTGTTCTTGGTACATCGCACGGCGCATCGGTTAAAGCAATAGTTATATTACCCATTCGCCCCTGTGCTATAACTCCTGTAGCTTGTACATTTGCTGTCATTAAAGCTAATAACAGTAGATACTTTTTCATCCTCTTGACTCCTTTTTGATAGCTTTTAGTATTTGTTTTAGTAATCTAATTACTTCGTCTTCAAATTCAGTCATTTTTCTTGTGCCTTTCCAGTTACTAATTCATCAATTAGCCTTAATTCAGTTTTTAACGCTTCTATTTCAGCTTGTTGCTGTCGTAGCATGGTAGCGGCTTTACTTGCACCAACATACTTTGCGTTTTCAAGGTGCTGGATTATTTCAGCTATTTCCTCATCTGTTAGTAATTTTGCTGGATGGGTATAGAGTGGAATAGACCCAGGATATTCGTAATTGGTATACATAGTGCCACCTTCAACTTCTTTCATCCACGCTACTGGTTCATTGTTCATTACGCTTGCTCCGCTATCAACTATGTGTGGGGGTGATGCGTTCTGTCTGTCTTCTGTTGTAAATGTTGTCATACTTTAAACTCCTTCATTTCGCCATAGTTATATCCATAATGGGCTTCACAAGCTACGGGTAAACCCTTAGCCCAGTCGGGTGTATAAGACATACAGTCAACAATAAACTTGCAAGCCTTATCAACTTCTTCTTCGGGGACTACACATACCGCAGCGTCATGCACAGTCAGCACCACAGGGTATCTATCATTAATAGCTATCATTTGCTCCCCTACTATACAACGAGCAAGGGCTTGTACGACGTTCTCCACCACGGCCCCGCCCCATAGATGTATGTCTCCCCTACGAGACTTATAAATAAACTGCCTTTTGCCGTTTTCAATCTCAACTGTAAGCTTAGGATAGCGGATGTAGCAACCATTTGGCAAAAGAATCCCCTCCGAATTGACAGTCAGGCAACGGTTTACACCTAGATAATAAGGCTTTTTAATTTTTGCGCCAGCGAAAATCCTTGCCAAAGCATCTTCACAATCTTTCCACAAATCAGTGATTTTGTCGTTACTTAGCCTGTATAGGTCGACTATACGCTTGGCTTCATTCTCATCGACCACAACCCCAGGCGGTGTAGTCTTTAGCGTGTGCTGTAACTTTATAGCCCCAGTACCATATCCAAGACCGAGAATACAGGTTTTACCCACGAACCTTTCAATAGGGTTTTCCTTGGTAATCTTTCTACCATATACTTCCGACGCAAAGAGGGAGTAAACATCATCCCCACTTGCAAAGGCTGTAACCAAGTTGGTCTGACCCGATAGCCATGCGAGAACTCTAGCCTCGATTTGTGACGAGTCGCAGTTGATAACCATGTAGCCGTCAGGAGCGATGACAGCATTTTTGAGGGCTTTTTTCTTTTTGTCACGACTCGGCAGATTTTGGAAATTAACCTTATCCGAGCCTGACCAGCGACCCGTATGCGCCCCGTAATATTTGAGTGGGATAGGAAGTCTCCCCTTGTTTCTTGCTCCGATGCTAATGAATCGCTCAATCCTGCTCTCCTCAATAGTTGACTTAGTACCTAGACGAACTGCGCATAGTTGCTGAATAAATGGGTCTTCATGCTCTGTTAACGCAATAAACCCCTCGTCATTTTTAGCCAGCGCAAAGGTTTCCTTGCCTGTGGTCTTACTTGTCTTCATCGGTGGAGGAACTCCAAACTCCACGAGCAAGCCAGCGAATTGTTTGTTGCTTGCCAGCTTCTTGCGTACCGCTTCCTCGGTATCACATTCTAACTTTTCCATTAAGGATTTAAGTAACTCGCTCTTTTCGCTGCGCACTTCATCTAAGCGTTCCATCAGCAAAGCATCATCTACCTCAAGCACAGGGTTGGTATACATCCGTAGCGTCATGTCAATCAGCTTTAGTTCATCCATCGGAAAATCAACAAACAACACATCAAAAAGTTTTTTTGTTAGCTCGACATCGTTTATGCAATACTGACCATACCGCTCCAACTCACTTAAAGTGAAGCC